AGCTGATAAATAAATACTTATCAGCAATGGATTTTTACATTACATTTGAACTTGATGAAAATTTTAATGAAACTATAAAATCAAGACATCGCGACGAATTTACTTATGCCTCTTTTAGTGAAGGGGAAAAAATGAGAATAGATCTTGCTCTTCTTTTCACTTGGAGAGCTGTCGCTAAACTCAAAAATAGTGTAAATACCAATTTATTAGTACTTGATGAAGTGTTTGATAGTTCACTAGATGCTTCGGGTACAGATGAATTTTTGAAAATACTTTATGATTTAACACACAATGTATCTGCAAGCATAAATGTATTCGTTATAAGTCATAAAGGTGAGGTGTTATATGATAAATTTGAAAAAACGGTAAAGTTTCAAAAACAAAAAAACTTTTCAACATTGGCTGCGTAATGTCTGATATAATAACTGTTGGTGGTGACTATTCACCCAAAACTACATACGAATTTAAAAAAGATGATTCTGAGCTCACTCTTAGAAAATTAGATTTACTTCCAGAAGATCATCCAGTTTTACATCAAGAACCTCTTACTTGGATTTTTGATCCACCACAAGCAGACCCCAAACTTATGTACGAGATAATGCTTGAAAATATGGTGTATCATCACGGACTAGGGCTATCTGCCAATCAGATAGGAATGCCAGTAAAGGTTTTTGCAATGAGAATAGATGAGAGTGACAATGCAATAGTGTGTTTTAATCCAGAAATAGTAAAAGAATCAGAAGAACTGGTAAAGATGACTGAAGGTTGTTTAAGTTTTCCATTGTTGTATCTGAACAAAAAAAGACCTGAAAAATTGTCTGTTAAGTATCAGAATGCAGATGGAGATTTTATTTCTGCTCATTTTGAGGGTTTAGCCGCAAGAGTTTTCCATCATGAAATGGATCACATGACGGGCAAAACTTTTTTGGATGGAGTTAGTAAAATTTTATTACAATCAGCTAGAAGAAAACAAAAAACATTAATGAGAAAGGCGAAAAAAGATGGAAGAAGAACTCCATATTGAAAAACATGGTTCTTTACGAAAATCAAAACGATTGGTTAATAAACGTGAAAGACTTCAAATAAAGAAATATTTAAAGGGAGATTCACCAGAAGATTTTGTTGATGAAAATGATGACGCCGATGATGTAGAATATGAAGAAATATCATATAAAAATTAAAGACAAAGTAGTTCACAGAACAGATGATATGAAGAAAGCATTACAAGTAATTGCTAAGATATTTCGTGATGGTCATGGAGAAGTGTTTCTTTATGGTGGTAGATTGGGAAAGTGGTGGAATAATTAATATGATAATAATAGAAAAAAGGGACAATTACTATGCCGTTATATGATTTTAAATGTGAAAAGTGTGATTACATTGAAGAAGTACTTACATCTTCAGCAGGCAGTACTGAAATAATTTTAACGTGTCCAGAATGTGAAGAAGAAGCTATGAAAAGGCAGGTAGGTCTTAGTAGTTTTCAATTAAAAGGTGGTGGTTGGTATAAAGATGGTTATACCAAAAAACCAGAATAATATATATGAAATAGAGATGTTGGTTTTAGGTATAGCGCAGATGACGACTGACTAACTCCTATCCGGCAAGATTAGTCACTTGCTTAATAGAACTCACATTGGTAACGTACAACCAGAAACATTTTCTTTATATTCTGAAAATGTGAGTAAGTTTGGATTAGCATCTCTTCTTATCTAAAAAATGAAATGTTTAATAATCATAAATACTTTTGTTAAACTTTAAGTTGTAACCTTAATCATAAGGAGTTCCCCCAATGTCCTTTAGCGTACAGTTACCCACTTATCAAGTAGAAACTCAAACTGATGTTACACTATATCCATCCCACACAGAAGCAAACAATCATTATCAAAAATTTGTAGATAACAATGTTCCTTGTGAATTATATGAGGATGGAAAATTACAAAAGGAATTCAAACCTAATTAAAAGATTTTATTATGAAAAGTGAAAAGGGAGCAGGAAAGTTGCTCTTTCAATATAATGAAGATGAAACTTTAGCAGAAGTGATGGAGTATATCGCAGGAACTTACTCTGAACATTATGGCGACCAAAAATTTCAGATTCAGGACGTATTTGAGCAAATGGATATTGCTGAAGAATTCGTTAGAGGTGCCGCGATGAAATATCTGTTTCGTTTTGGAAAGAAGAATGGGAAAGATCGGAAGGATCTTCTCAAATGCATGCACTATGTATGTTTATTATATCACTATTCATTTAAAGCCGGAAGGGCAGAAAAATGAGAATCATTGAAGACACTAAGCTCGATTTTGCTGATGTGCTCATCTCTCCAAAGAGATCACAACTTACCTCGCGTAAAGACGCAGACCTTACCAGAACATTTACATTCAAACACTCACGCCATCAATGGAGTGGTATTCCTATAATTGCATCAAACATGGATCTCACAGGTACTATCGCCATGTGCCATGTTCTTATGGAATACCCTATGCTTACAGCGTTATGTAAGTTTGTTGAATCTATGGAATGGGATGGAACAAGAACATAATAAGAACAATTGGATTAGACCAAAATTTAGATAATTTACCCTATGATTCTGACACAGCGCCATGGATTTGTCTTGATGTGGCAAATGGATATACAGAACGATTTAATGATTATGTTGCATTGATGAGAGCCCACGAAGCAACCAAAGAAAAAATAATCATAGCAGGAAATGTATGTACACCAGAAGCCACGGAGCAGATACTCCTTGCTGGTGCTGATATTGTGAAAATTGGTATTGGGCCGGGGAGCGTATGTACGACACGCAAGATGACTGGCGTAGGATATCCACAACTTTCGGCAACGATAGAATGTGCCGATGCAGCTCATGGTCTAGGAGGACATATTATCACAGACGGTGGTTGTACGGTTGTAGGAGACATAGCAAAGAGCTTTGGTGCTGGTGCAGACTTTGTGATGTTAGGTGGAATGTTAGCAGGACATAAAGAATGTGAAGGTGAAATTTTGGGTAATCATCGTGGGGGAACAATGTTTGCTCAAAAGATGGAATTTTATGGAATGTCCTCTGAAGAAGCACAGATCAAATATTACGGAGAAAAACAATCTTATCGTGCATCAGAAGGAAAGAAAGTTCAAGTACCTTATAAAGGCTCAGTTAAGAATACGGTAGAAGAAATTTTGGGGGGTCTAAGAAGTGCTTGTACTTACGCTGGAGCTAAAACTTTAAAATCATTACCTAAATGTACTACATTTGTTAAAGTTAACCGTCAATTGAATGAGGTGTTTTCATGAAAAAACTATGGTATGATTGGAAAGAAATGCGAAGAGATGTGAATACTCTTTGTAGGGATATTGTTCTCGCCAAATTTGATCCCGATGTTATAGTGGGAGTTTCAAGGGGAGGACTTTTACCAGGCGTTATGATGAGTCATTGGATGAAAAAACCATTTAAACCAATTAAAGCAGCATTAAGAGATTTTCCAGAATGGGAAGATTATTTACCAAGAAAAACAGATAAGCGTGTTTTAATTGTTGATGATGTTTGTGATTCTGGTGAAACATTTCATAAGATTAGAGATTATATTACAGGGCCAAGAAAAGGAAATCCGTTGGAAATTCAATGTGATGTTCGATTTGCGGTTTTGTGGTGGAATAATGAGTGTAATTTTGAACCTCATTATTATGCACAAGAGTGTGCAAAGAATTCAGAAGATATCTGGATTCATTTTCCTTGGGAGCATTGGTGGAATACTCCTGTTTAACAATTTAACTCGGAAGGAGTTAGTATGAAAAAAATAATAGCATTAGTCATAGGAGCAGTAATCCTTGTTGCTTCCAGTATTACATTAGTTAGTAAAGAAAATGTAAAAGTTGGATACCTCTTGGTGGGCCCAAAAAATGATGGCGGATGGTCAATGCGTCATGAACAGGGGTTTCAGTCATTGACAAAATATGGTTACAAAGTATCTGGAATTGAAATGGCTCCAGAAGCAGAAGCTGCAAAGTTGTTAGGTAAACTTGCACGAAAGAATGATATTGTTTTCGCAACATCATTTGGTTACATGGATGGTATGGCAAAGGCTGCAAAGAAACACCCTGACACAATTTTTATGCACGCAACAGGTTACAAAGGTAATGATACTAACTTTGATAACTATGGATGTATGAGTTATCAAGCCAGATTTCTCACAGGGATTGCTGCAGGAATGATGACCAAGACAAACAAAATCGGAGTGGTTGGTTCATATCCAATTCCAGAAATTGTTCGTAATATCAATGCACTTACTCTTGGAGCTCAAAGTGTAAATCCAGACATTGAAGTAAATGTGATTTGGATAAATTCTTGGTTTGATCCACCTAAAGATCTGGATGCTGCCAAAGCACTTCTCGATGATGGAAATGACATTCTGTATACAACAACTGATTCACCTAGTGTAGTTACTCTTGCACAACAAGCGTGGAAACGTGATGGTAAAGAAGTTTGGAGTATGGGAAATGATGCACCAATGGGTCTTAATGGCCCCGATAGATACATCACAGGAATGATGTTTCATTGGTCTGGAGTATACAAACAATTGGTTGATGAAGTCGCAGCCGGAACTTGGAAACCAAATCGTAGAATGAATTTGGGACTCAAACAAAATTGTGTTGCTCTATCGCCTTGGGGTGTCAACGTGCCAGGGAAAGTTGTTAATGCTGTTGAGACAGTCAAGACATCTTGGCTCGATGACAATATGGATCAATTTCATCCGTTTAGTTTAGGTGTCACAAAACGTGATGGCACAAAAGTTCCAGCGAATTCTATTAAACGTGGAGAACTTGATACGATGAATTATTTTGTTCAAGGCGTAGTAGGAACTTTGTAAAATGATTCCAATCATAGATTTTAGAAGTAAAGATTGCGTTAACCAAATGTATGACGCATACACTACAGTTGGATTTGCAGTTTTTACTCATGTCTATGATGAATGGCTTGACGATTTTACAAAATGGAAAATACTCATGGAAGAGTTTTTCCAACTACCAACAGACGTAAAACAACTTAACGCCTATTCGGGTGTTACAGAAAATCTTGGTTATAATTGGTTGGAGGAAGAGCGTCTGACTCCAACCATGCCTGGTGATTTGAAAGAATCTTATAATTGGGTTTCACCAGATAGAATGCAAGAAAAATATTGGCCAAGAGAATTTGGAAAACAAAGATTCAAACCAATGGCTCAGAAGATTGAACGCATCGCACGACTACTTTCATATGAATTCCTATATAAATTTGAAGAAATGTTTTCTCTTCCAAAAGGTTCTCTTGTAGAGAAGCATATAGATGGAAGTGCAACAATGAGAATGATACACTATCCAAAATGGGATGGTGAAGTAAAAGAAGGTCAACTTCGTGGAGGAA